AAAACAACCAGCGGGGCCTGAATCGATGCGGTACCGCTGGCAGAGTCGACAACAACCAGCTTGTTAGAGTTGGCGCTGTCTTCTGCCAGCACAGTGCCACGCGCCAGCGTGCCCTGCCCGGTGAGGATGGTGCGAAAGTCGGTGACGACCGGGTAGTCCCCGGCCAGCAAGTTGTCAGGTGTGTAGGTTTCCATGGTGTTGCCCTCCAAATATGGTGAATGCGTTAGTTACTTTATGGTTGTTTTGCTATTTCTTTTTACTGCCAAGCTCGGCAAGGCGCGAAGACAGAGCCTTACGCTCTTCATCTTCGCTTTGAGATACCTTGGCCGGTTGAAGACCTTTGGCACCAGCACTCGTGATCGCATCAAGCATCTGCTGTTGGGTGGTGTCCGTGCTCTCGGCACCAATCGTGATGCCCAATTTGCCGACCTGCTCGACGGTCAAATCCGTTTCAACAACGGCGGCCAGCTTGGTTCCGGCATCTTCACCGAGCAATGCCTTTGCTATTCCCATGCAGCGCCCCTGCTCTGCGGTGACGGCTTCGCTTGTTGCGGTGGTGGCATCTTCCTGACTGACCATTCCTTTACGCGCGTCAGCTTCGATTTGAGCGACCAGCTCGGGGTGTTTCTCTTGCAGTTCTTCTCGTGTCATAACCGTTGACTCCTTTTTATTTGCCCCGGACTCAGCCGTGGCTGTGATGAGGCGTGACCCGACTCTCTTGTTCGCGCCACTGATCGCCGCATCGACAGCAGAAACCTTGTCCGCGAAACCGATTGCGACGGCTTTTTGACCTTCAAATGTTCCCGCCTGGGTATTGATCACCGCTTGCACGTCCATGCCGCGATACTTGGCGACGGTTTCAACAAACAGCTGATAGTTTTCATTGACGGACCCCTGCAACAACACCATGGCCTCTTCGCTCAATGGATGGTGCGGTGAATAATCCGCCTTACGATCACCGGCAAAAACATGGGTAACTGTGATACCGTTTTGCTCGTTACGCCGTGAAAAATCGGCATGGGTGGCAATCACGCCAACCGATCCAACACCACCAGTGCGGGGAAGAATGATTGTTCCAGCCGCGCAGGCAATGAGATATGCCGCAGAATAAGCCGACTCGTTAACAACCGCTGTAATGGGCTTTTTACTGCGTGACTGATACACATGCTCGGCAAAATCAAACACGCCGGACACCTCACCACCTGGGGAGTCAATGTCGAACACAACGCCATGCACTGCGTCATCTTCCATGGCCAAATCAAACGATTTGCGAATTTCTCCATAGGTCGTCGGGCCACCACTGGGGAAATCACCGGCCAAACGGCGGTGCATCAACGGGCCGTAAATGCCGATTACCGCCAGACCGTCTTTTACCGTGTATCCAGCACCGACAAACATCCGTTCATCGTCATCAACATCACGCGCCTCAACCATCGGCACGGTGATCGCGCCCTGTAGCTCAAAACCGGATTGACGTGAGAACACATGCTGGATGACACCAAGTTTGTCTTCGGTAATCATCAATGGGCGGTTAAACAGGCACTCGGCGATGCGTAGATACTTCATTTCTCATCCTCGTCTTTGGTTAGCTCGGCAAGACTCTTTGCCTCTTTAACGGTCGGCGGCTCAGGGTTGAGTTCCTGACTGGCTAAAAAATTCTTTTCGCGCGCACGTTGCCGCGCCTGAGACTCCCAATCCTTGTTGCGCTTGGCGGAAATATCGGCCAGCGTGGTTGTCCCGGCGTTGAGACCCATAATGTCTGCAGTCATTTCTTTAACCGGATCAATGTTGGTCCGCTCAGGTCCTATCCAGCTGGCGTAGCACCATTCGGCGATATTGCCGTAGAAGGATGGTGATGTTTTTTTCTTTGGCAGTACGATGCGACCACGCAACACCGCCTCTTCAAAAAACATCTCCCACACTTGCTGGCAGTAGCCATTGATCAGCCAATCCTGATACAGCTCAAATACCCTCCACGCCTCCTGCAATGCAGCGCGGGCGCTGGAGTAGTTTGTTTTTGAAAAGTCTTTTGCAATAATCTCGTAAGGCATGCCGGTTGACGCGCCGACTGCGCGTAGCACTGTCTCAACGAAAACCTCAAACGAGTTGCCTGGGCGATCTGATTTAAGGATGTGGGGTTTTTCTCCACTGTTACCGTAGAGCATTTGCCCTGGGGGGATTTCTTTATAGTTTGTCGTTGTGCCGTCATCGTTGTTTTGCTGACGAGCACCTGGCAATCCATTGGCATCGTATGGGTTTGTTTTTTCGATAAAGACAGGAAAGCTGGCAGCAACGATGGCACCGATCAGCTCATAGTCGAGGTAGTCTTTAAAATTGCGGAAAAACGACATGGCCGGACCAAGCACACTAAAACCGCGTACCTGCTCGGGATATTTTGAATGAAAGCGGTGCATGCACACATGGCGATGTCCGACACGAGGCACCACCTCGTCAAAATCGGTACACACCATGTTGGTCAGCAGCTGACCATCCTTTGGATTCGCGAGAAAGTAGCCACGTGCTTCACCAAGAGCGCCAAGGCGAATACCGTCACGAATATCAGTTGACCCAACAAGATCAGCTGGGGTGCGCAGGCGCAGCGGGTTGACATCTTGTAAAGCAAGGCGATAACGACGATGCTCATGCTCAGGGCCGTCAAGCATTAACGCCAGATTGATAAACTCGCCATTAACCAGCGTTGACCAAAGGTTGGTGAACTGGCGACCGTAAAAATCAGTCACGCCACGGGCATCGGCCTCGCGGTTAAATAGTTCAAACTCCCACTCGGCCTGCTCGGCAACGTCCTGGGCTTCCTCTTCTGTGATGCCAAGGCGCTTAACGTTCGGTTTGCTTTGCGGCCACAGACCAGGGCCAACGGCGTTGATGTTGATGGATTCAATCAGGCTACAGGCGTGCGGATCGTTGGCTACCAGATCATTGGCGCGAATCGCCATGGCTTCGCGCTGGCGGCCCTCTTCGTTGTAACGCACGTTGCGGGGCGACCAGTTTTGCATTGATCCGGCATAGGAGCCACCCTCGCGGGAAATCGCCGGAGCACGACCGCCAAAGATACCATTGGCCAGCATGGAGCGCTCTGCCGCGCGTGCTTCACGTTTTGCCTGACGTATTTGAGCGAAGTGACTAGCCACGATACACCCGCCCCTGAACACTTTGCAGTCCAGTGACCCCCTCAAGCTGCATACGTTGCTGTTGCAGCCAGTTCAGGTGTTTTTCAAGCGCAGAAATATTCTCACGCTGAACGCGCGTTTGATTGCCGCCACTGTCTTTGGAGTAAGACAGCATGCGCCGCGCGGACGCCAGGTCTTTTTTTGCCTGGGTGATTTCCGCGTTAATTTCTTCGAGTGTGTAAAGTGGAGTGATAGCCATGCCCCGATGATGGGGCATGGCCTAGTTAAATGTCATGTGACACACGGGATACATGGACAACATGGACATGGTGGACAAGTTTTTTATTTTTCAGGCACAAAAAAAGCCTTCCCAGCAATACCGCCAGAAAGACTTGACAATTTAATATAAAAATGTTATAATTTCTAATTATGCTACGAGTGTGTGACGTAACCAGCGCCTCTGCCACTTAAAGCAGATCATCAAACGTTTGTAAACTAGACACTTACAACAGTAGATGATTAAAAAAGTGGTGTCAATGTTTTTTTCACTTAAAAATTCAGTGAAAGATACCACCTGAAATAACAAGCTGGAAATGGAGGGTAACCACCATGAAAGCGATTTGCTACATTCTTCGTTTCATCGTGATCATCATTATCGATACCTACTTCGATTAATTGATCACACCCACCAACCCATCAGCCTAATGGCTTTTGGGTTGGTGGACAACCTTTTCAAAGGCTCGGGTCATAAAGACACGTTGACTTATACGCATCAACAACCTCACGCGGAATAAACAACCCGCGCTTGCGCCCAAAACGAAATGCAGGCTTTAGGTCGCCACGGTCGATCAGGTCATACACATGCTGACGACTACATGGGCCACCATTGAGACCCGGTATTTCATGGCATGCCTGCATCACGGAAAGCAGGTCTTCACGGCGGTATTTTTTTTGCGCTACGGCTTCTGTCGTCATTATCTCCCCCTATGGCTAAACCAGCTTGGTCGATTGCTGGCGGTGTGTTGTTGGTGTTGATGGCCTTGCTGTTTTACAACTTTCTTCACCACATCAGGCCGCGCCCAGGTTGCCACCTGCAGCACCTCGGCCAGACCGATCTGCATATATTCGCAGTCGCGTAAATCGTGGCGACGGTTATTGATTGGCACGTAGATGCCGGTTTTATCCAGACATTCTGCGGTCAAATGCTTGGCATATTGGCGCAGCATGTTGGCCGGTTTTTCTCCATTTGCGATCTGGGACAGCTGCTCGGCAGTGTAGCCGCTGTGCAAATGGAACGCGCCGAGGCCGTCGGTATTGCCGGATAAGCGCCGGTCGAGCTCGCGTTTGTAATAGAGCGTGTTGATGTGCCACAGCCGCAGCCCGCCGGGGATCGCCTTGCCGTTGGGGAAAAAGTCGAGGTTTTCAAAGCGGTGCGGCTTGGCGTTGCGCTTGGCCCCCTTCATGGCGTAGACAAAGCCGGGGAACTTACGCGCCCAGTCATACACCTGATAGGTGCGGGTCTGCTCTTGCCCTTCGATGCTGGTGCCGCCGGTATCGATCATCACGGCGGCCACGCGGTGCGGGTTGCCCTCTTTATCCAAAAACTCGCGCTCCAGCATCATGTGCTCAATGGCGGCAAAGGTTTCCAGCTGACCGCACGACACCAGCCAGTTTTCTTTTTCCATGCCGTAGCCATGAGCGCGCAGCACATACCAGAAGTGATCCTTTTGCGTGTCGACGGTGAGCAGCAGCGCGGCCACCGGTTGCGACGGCATCACCAGCGCCGGTCGGTCGTCGCACAACAGCAAAATGCCGTCTTCATCGTGTTCAACATGCTTTTCGGTGTAGTTTTCGGCCTCGTAGCCATTCACCCAGGCGACTTTATCGGCCTCGCTGCCGTTCTTTTGCCGGGTGTAGGCGGCAGCAATTTCGGCCAGCGGCACGTCGAGGCATTCATAGGCTTTGTGGTGATAGCCGATCTTGGCCGGGGCTTTAATATCGGCCCCTTTAATGGCCGTCCAACGCGCGGCACGAATGGCGGCTTCGCGGTCTTGCTCATCCCACACCACGCTGCAATGGTGGCAGACATAGCCGATAGTGTGCGGATTGTCTTCGATCTCCTGCGCGCTATACCCTTCGGGGATGTCGAGATGATCGGCATCCATAAACATCCACTCGCCGCAATGCGGGCAGCGCACCTCTTGCCGATTGACCTGCTGGCACGACATCATCCCCTTGTAGATGTAACCGCCGCTGTCCCGGTTCGGCGTGCTTGCAAATGCCGCCTTATAGGTATTTTTGTAGTTACGGTGGCGCTTGTGCAACAGGGTGATCGGGTCGGCCTCTTTGCCGGTCATGCGCTCGTATTTATCGACCTCATCACCAAACACGTACTTGGCGGCAAACGTCGCCAGACTGGTGGCGCTCTGGGCATGGGCCGGGAAGATGCTCATGCCGTTATTGAGGCTGATCAGCTTCTTGGTGGTGTCGTTTTCCTTGCGGCTGAGGTAGCGGCGCAGTTGTGGCGTTGCGCGCAGCGTCGGGGTGATCTTTTTGCTGATGATCCGGTCAGAGGCGTCCTGTGTCGGCATCAGGTAATAGCAGTTGGCCGGGTCGATATCGATACACCAACTCATGCAGTT